GCAACCCCCCGCTCGAGCCGCCCGCTGTTGCCGTTGTTGTCGCAGGTCAGGACAACAACAACAACGACAACAACGCGCTGAGCGTGGAGACCCAGCAGGGGTTGACGATCATCCGAGACCCGGCGGACCGGAAGCGTCGCAGGACGCTCCTCCGCCACTGAAAGCCCCGGGACGGCCGCCCGCCTGGCAGCTAGTCGGCCGCCCCGGCTCACCCATCCCGAACCCGAGACAGGAAACCGAATCATGGCACTCCGCAAGACGATGCCCGCCCGTGACCCGAAGCAGGCCGTGCCCGAGAACCCGCACAGCCGCCAATACTCCGCACTGTCCGGCGGGTACACCAACAGCGAGGAGAAGCCCGCCCCCGTCACCCTCGAGCGGGACAACAAGTAGCACTGTCAGTGTTGCGCCGTAGCGTGGATGCATCCCACCCGCGCTGAATGGCTGCAGCGCTGCTGAGACCGGAGCCCCACCGCGAATTCCCCCGGCGGTGGGGCTTCGCCATGCCCGGCACTACAGCCGTAGTTGCGAACCGGGCGCCGGTGGCTCATGATGGGCGGCAGATCCGGCATGCCCGGAAACAACCGGGCCCGGTCACCCGCAGGACCGCCGCCGCTCTGGCGTAGCGCTTGATAGGGAGCCCCTGTGCGGCGTAAGTCCTATCGCGAGGCGTTGAGACTCCCGGCGGTCCTGTGAGCACTCAGCCCGCATTGGTCACCGCAACCCCTCCCCGCGCCGCGCGTGCGCGTGCCACGATGCCCCCACACACGCACCAGGGGGGCCAATGGCCAAGTCTCAGCGCATCGTCGAACGTCGTGGAGCGAATCACGGGCTTCATGTTTTCCTGACGATCATCACCTGTGGCCTGTGGGCCATCACCGGATGGCCGATCGCTACGGCCATGGGTCGGAAGACTGTCACTCGGGTGCCCGTCTACCAGCCGCCGCAGGTCATGCCGCCGCAGCAGATGCCGCCGCAGCAGCCCTACGGCTACCAGCAGCAGCCGCCGCAGGCGTACCCGCCGCAGCAGTACGGGCAGCAGCCCGGACCGTACAACCAGCCGCCCGGCCCCTACGGGCCCCCGCGGCAGTAGCCGCACCCCCACAAACGGCCCGGCCGCGACCCCCGTTCGCGGTCGGGCCTTCGCACGCCCGTAGGAGGTGGCCCCATGGGAAACCGGCCGCTGACCGACGACGAGCGCGAGCAGGTACGCATCCTGCACGCGGAGGGCTTGGGCCGTAACGAGATCGCCCGCCGGCTCGGCCGCGGCCAGCGAACCGTGTCCCTGATCGCCCAGGATCTCGGGCTCGAGTTCACCGTCACCCGCACCGAAGAAGCCACGAAGCACCGCCGGGCCCAACTCGCGGAGAAGCGCGCGATCCTCGCCGAAGCGCTCACCGACGACGCCCTACGCCTCTCCGAGCAGGTGTGGGCGCCGACCGTCGTCTACAACTTCGGCGGCAAGGACAACACATACGAGAGCAGGCGCGTCCCGGAACCGCCGGCCGCCGACAAACGCCAGCTGATGGCCGCCGCGACGAACGCCGCCGCTCAATCCCTGCGCCTCATGCCGGTCGAGGACGAGGACGGCTCACAGCAGGCCCGGAGTCTGGTCGGTCAGCTGATGGCCGGTCTCGCCGGGGTGTACCGGGAGCAGCAGGCCGCGGAGGCTGCCGCAGACGAGGGGGCGGGTGATGCTCCGTGATGTCGGCCTCCCGCTCTCCCCGAAACAGATCACGTCGGTAGTTGAGTCGCAGGATGCGCCGATCGCTCTGTGGTCGGGTGCGGTGTCGTCCGGAAAGACGATCGCCTCGTTGCTCGCGTTCCTGATCCGGTTGACGGTCGCCCCGGATCACGGGCTGATCGTGGTGGTCGGCAGGACGCTGCAGACCATCGAGCGGAACCTGATCGACCCGCTGCAGTCACAGCACCTGTTCGGGCCGCTCGCCGCGCACGTTCACCACACGACCGGCTCGACGACGGCGACGATCCTCGGCCGCACTGTGCACCTTGTGGGCGCGTCAGACGCCCGTGCGGAGGGCCGGATCCGCGGCTCGACGATCGCTCTCGCGTACGTGGACGAGGCCACCCTCTTGCCGCACTCGTTTTGGATGATGCTCCTGTCACGTCTGCGGGTCGGTGCCGAGTCGCGGCTCCTCGCCACGACGAACCCGGACGGGCCGTTTCACTGGCTGCGGAAGGAGTTCATCCTCCGCGGCGACGAGGTGGGCCTGAAGAACTGGCACTTCACCCTCGACGACAACCCGAGCTTGGATCCCGGGTGGGTCGCCCGGCTGAAAGCCCAGTACGTCGGCCTGTGGTACCGCCGTTTCATCCTCGGAGAGTGGTGCCTCGCCGCCGGGTCGGTGTACGACATGTTTGACGAGCAGCGGCACGTCGTCGACCTCATGCCGTACATGCGCCGCTGGACCGCCGTCGGTGTCGACTACGGCACCGTGAATCCCTTCTCCGCGGTCCTGGTCGGCCACGGCGAAGACGACCACCTGTACGTCGTCTCCGAGTACCGGCACGACTCGAAAACGGCCCTGCGGCAGCTCACGGACGCCGAATACTCCCGCGACGTGCGGCAGTGGCTCGCCAACGTCAAACGGCCCGGCGAGCAGGGCACACCGCGCGGAGTCCGCCCAGACTGGATCTTCATTGACCCGTCCGCGGCCAGCTTCATGAACCAGCTGTGGCAAGAGCGCGTCCCGAACATCGCGCCGGCCGTCAACGACGTGTTGGACGGCATCCGCAGCGTGTCCGTAGCGCTCGGCTCCGGCCTGCTGCGGATCCACCGCTCCTGCACCGGACTCCTCGGAGAGCTCCCCGGATACGCGTGGGACGAGAAGGCCGCCGAACGCGGCGAAGACAAGCCGCTGAAACAGGACGACCACAGCGCGGACGCCCTGCGGTACGCCCTGCACTCCACCGCGCACGAGTGGCGCGGCCTGATCGACTACCGGGAGGCCGCCTGATGGCTGCAACGCTGCCCATCCCGCTGTACCTGCGCGTAGGCAGCGGAACAGAAGTGCAGATTGGCGAAGCCCTGGTAGCTGTCGATTCGGACGGCACCGCCACCCTCACCGTGTCGGACATCGCGGCTGGCCTCCGAGAGGCCGCGGACGCTGTGGAACGAGCAGGACAGGAGGACACCCCCGATGCCCCTGCCTGAGAAGGATGCTCCGTGGCCGCCGCCGCAGATGGTGAAGCCGCTCGCCGCGATGGCCGTGGATGACGCGTGGTACTCCGGTGACCGGGACCGGATCCGCAAGGCGTACCAGAAGCCCGGCGCGGAGACGACGACCACGGGCCGCCGGCTCCGGTTCTGGGAGCGGCCCCGGAACCTTGCGGCGCCGGATCACTCGCTTCATGTGCCGCTCGCCGGTGACATCGCCACGACCAGCGCCGATTTGCTGTTCTCCGAACCGCCGACGCTCACCGCCGACAACGCGGAGACACAGAAGCGGCTCGACACGCTCGCCGAAGACGGCGGCCTGGCCAACACCCTGTTGGAGGCTGCGGAGGTGTGCGCGGCCCTGCGCGGCGCCTACCTGCGCGTAACGTGGGATGCCGAACTGGCGCCCCGCGCGCTGCTCACCGTGCACCACGCCGACACCGCCATCCCGACATGGCGATCCGGGATCCTCTCCGAAGTCACCTTTTGGCGGGAGCTCGAGAACGACGGCACACGGGTCCTGCGCCATCTCGAGCTGCATGAGAAGGGCGCCATCCGGCACGCCCTGTACGAGGGCACCACGGCCAGCATCGGCCGCCCCGTGCCGCTCACCGAGCACGAGGAGACGACGCCGCTCGCCGCATCCCTCGACAAGGGCGGCGACGGGCAGACGATCAGCACCGGTATCGACCGGCTCACCGCCCGCTACGTGCGCAACATGGGCCCCGACCGGCAGGACCGGCGCTCACAGCTCGGGCGCAGCGACTATCAGGGCGTGCACGGCATGTTCCACTCCCTTGACGAGGTGTGGACGTCGTGGATCCGGGATATCCGGCTCGCGAAGTCGCGGCTGATCATCCCGTCCGGCTACCTGCAGACCGCAGGCGGCCCCGGGCTCGGGGCATGGTTCGACGTCGACCAAGAGGTGTTGGCGGAGATCAACACGCCGCCGACGAACGGCGAAGGCATCACAGAGAACCAGTTCAACATCCGCGTGGACGAGCACATGAGGACCGCTGACGCGATCGTCCGGCAGGCCGTGCGGATGGCCGGATACTCGGCTCAGTCGTTCGGTCTCGACGGCGAAGCGGCCGTGACCGCGACCGAAGTCGTCGCCCGCGAGCGGCGATCGATGGTCACCCGGGACAAGAAAACCCGGTATTGGGCGCCAGAGTTGGCCGACATGCTCGAGGTCCAGCTGATGATGGACGCCCAGTTGGGGTTCTCGAAGGTGACCCCGGAGCGGCCCCGGATCGCGTTCGGCGACTCCGTGTCGGAGGACCCGAAAGTGACCGCCGAAACCCTGTCGCTCCTCGCGCAGGCGCAGGCCATCAGCACCGAAGCGAAGGTGCGGATGCGGTCCCCGGACCTCGACGACACCGCGGTCCGCGAGGAAACCGCCCGGATCCTCAAGGAGAACGGGCAGGACGTCGCCGACCCGACCCGGACCGGAGCCGAGTAGGCAGGGGGCCGTACATGCCCGTCTCCCCCGCCATGGCCGAAGACTTGGCCGCCGCGGTCCGCACCCTGTACGAGGACGCCGAACTGGCGATCCTCGAGAAGATGTCCGCCGCGCTCGCGGAAGGCATCGAGTCGCCGCTCTGGGCTGAGATCAAACTCCGGTCCATCGGCGACCTTCGGGCCGCGATCGAGGAGGTGACCGACGCGCTGCAGACCGACGCCGATGGGGCCGTGGCGCGCGCCCTCGCGGAGGCGTACGGCCGCGGCCGGCAGGCTGCTGTAGCGGAGTTGGGGGCGCTAGACATCGGGCGGGAGCTGCAGGCGCGCCGCGTGCTACCGAACGCCCCGTCGGTCGACCGTCTGGCAGCCTCGTACGCCGCCGACACCCGGCCGCTGTACCAGCGCATCACACGGGCCGTCACGGATACGTACCGGTCGATCGTGACCCGCGCGTCCGCATCGACGCTGCTCGGGTCTCTGACCCGCCGCCAAGCCTCACAGCGGGCCCTCGACCAGTTTGCGCAACGCGGCGTGACAGGGTTCGTCGACAAGTCGGGCCGTTCGTGGGAGCTGGCCGCCTACGCGGAAATGGCTGTCCGGTCCGTCACCGCCCGCGCCGCGATCGAGGGCCACATAGACGCGCTCGGAGAGATCAACGTCGGGTTGGTCATCGTGTCGGATGCGCCGCTCGAGTGCCCCCTGTGCGCCACGTGGGAGGGCGAAATCCTGACCCTCGGGGCGCAGTCGGGGCCGCACACGATCCGCGCGGAGCACGCGATCCAGCCGACGGGCCTACGGGCCGCGTTCCGGCCGCCGGAAACGGTGGTCGTACACGTCGCCGGCAGCCTGCTCGAGGCGCGCGCCGCGGGCCTGTTCCACCCCAACTGCCGGCACAGTCTCAGCGCGTATCTGCCCGGTGTGACCACCCGGCCGCCGCACCACGCGACGCCCGGCACCACCTACGAGGACACGCAGCGGCAGCGCGAGATCGAGCGGCACATCCGGGCGTGGAAGCGCCGTCAGGCCGCCGCCATGGACGACACGGCCCGCCGCCGCGCCGGGGCCTACGTGCGCAAGTGGCAGGCCGCGCAGCGCGAGCACGTCGCCGCACACCCGCACCTACGCCGCAAACCGCAGCGCGAGCAGATCGGCGCCGCTCACTGACAGGGAGGGCCCATGGGTAGGGCGTTCGTCGCCAAACTGGCCAAGGAGGGCGCCCGCGACCCGGAAGCGCTCGCCGCATGGATCGGCCGGAAGAAGCACGGCAAGAAGGCGTTCCAGAAGCTGACCGCGAAGGCGCGCAAGAAGAAGCGCGACGACAAGCCGGGACCGGGCGCGGACGAGCAGCAGAACCGCCCGACGTCGG